AGTGATGCCATGTCTCAATCCAATTCAGAACTTGCCGTCAGGCTGTATGCGATAGCGCATGTTCCCAATGCGCCAGAAAGAGTCAATGTCGTTGCTGCCAAGTTCGATTGACATCAATCGTCCCCGAAAGCGCGGGCTGATGAATGTTGTGCCTTGCGTCAGTGGGTAGGGGCCAAATGTGACGGGGGTCTGGCCGGCGTAGTCCGCAACATAGAACGTAAGGTTGACCGTGGCATTTTGAGCGCCTTCGTAATACCCCCACTTCATATCGGGCCAGACCTGATCGACAAAGACCTTCACATCGGCCTCTGCCATGGCAAAGTAGCCCGTCTGGAAGCTGGACAGCATGGGCTGATCGTCAGCGTTTTGAGACGTCTCATGCTGATAAATATATTGACTGCTTGGGTCCGCGCCAACCGGAGGGCCAATGACCGACTGATCCACCCAAGCGGTTCTGCCCAGCGTTCCAAAGTCCCAAACCCTTAGAAACACGTTGTATTTGGCGTATGCGTTGACTTCCCCGCCGTTGCTCATGGTGGGATAGAACCAAGAGATTTCACCAAAGCGCGAGTTTACCGCAACGCGGATCTTGTTCAGATTGCTTTGATCAAGGTCTTGGAAGATCACGTCCCAAATCGGACACGAAACCGGCTGGACGCCTTCTCCGGTCAACGAAAAGAATTGTGAAGGCCCCATCCAGAAGACGGAGCCGTTGATTGATGCCGCAGCGTTTCTGGCAATCAAGCCGCAGCCAGAGCCTACTTCGTTGAAAGAATAAACAAATGGCTGGCCGATATACTGCATTGAGAACACGCCAATATCGGTCCAAAGCAGCGCCTGCTGCGCCGCCTGAATTGCGCCGACAATCTTGGAGCCCTTAGGAATGCGATAAGAGCCAGCCTGATTGATGACGGTGCCAATCCAGTCGTTGTAGTTGTTGACATCGCACCAGCGGATAAGCAGCGGATCTTGAATGCCGGTAAAGGTTGATCCCCAAGCGATGATTTGGCGCTGCGGCATGGCAACGAAGAACCCGCCGTTGACTGGTGGGGCCTGCGGAATAACGGTCGCCTGAGGGGCAGAGTCAGTTGGATCCCATTCGTAAATAGGCTGGAATGGCGGAGTCTGATCGTAGGTTGGGCACGATAAAAGGATCTCTCCCCAGTTATCAAGCATCCAATCGTCCGCATTGATTGCGTTGCCATTGGTGGGGGCAACGGCGGTTCCGGTCCCATAGCCACCGCCCCCGTAGGTTCCGACGCCATAGCCAGTACCGGAGGAGATAGCCCCAACCCCAAAGTTGTAAATAAAATGGGCTTGATTGCCGTTTAGATAGCCCGTCGTTGTCGATGTTGGCAGCGTCAGCGCATTGATCGTAAACTGGCTGCTGCTGATGACAGTCTCAACCGTGAAGTCGCCATAGAACGTGGTTCCACCAACCGTTGTCGGCATAAGGACAGGGAACGTGCCGCCCTGCGCGTAACCGTGATTGGCCAGCGTAACGGTGACGGTTGCCGCTCCCGAAATTACGGAAAAAAGTGGCAGCGTCGTCGTGGTTGTCGTTGAGGTGGCAGGAAGCGGTGCCCCAAGAATATCCAAAGCCTGCACAGAATAGGATGTGGCCGCAAGGTAGCCGTCAGGATCGCACTGATACAGTCCAAAAAGAACAAGGCCGCCAACCGAAATTTGCGTTGCAATGTAGACTGAGTTGTACTGGGTTATACCTGTGTTTACAGTGTCCGTTATGATAACAAAGCTGCTTCCAGACGTGGCAGAGGCCGCTGCTGCAACGTCATCTGAAATCTGTCGCGGTGTGATGTTGGAAAGAGAGCCATTTGTAATGACGCCAAGCTGAGCAGCCCCTGTGATGCCAATTTCCTCAGTGCCGAAGGCAAGGTGCTTGTTTGCCAGTGTGTCCTGCCAAGCCCACAAGGCGCGGGCGATAGCTGGCGTGGTGTTTGGGTAATATTTGGTCCACCCGCCAAGCTTTTGAACCAAAGCGCCCTGCTGCCGATCCGGGATAAAGCGGACAAGGTTGCTTGTCGAAATACCGGCTTCGTTAAGGGCCGGTGTTTCGTTTTGATCAACGCCGGGGCGTAGCTTCAAACTGGCGTGGGGCATGAAGCGCTACCTTGTTGGAGTGGCCGCAACCGGAGGCGACATGGACGACCAAGCAGACGCGCTGAACTTCTTGCGCCCCTCCTCAACCGCAGCCCCTCTCAGCAGGTTTTGGTACTGCAATTCATAGGTGGGCCCCATGGCCGGATCGTTAGAAGCCTGACCAAAGTTGCGTTGGAACTGGGAAATGTAGATCAGCGATGCTTGGACTAGCAGGTCTGGGAAATAGGTGCTGATGAAGGTTGTGCCAGTGGCAGCCAGAGGCGTTGTCGCGTTTTCGTACAGCGTCGGCAAGCGCACGGTGCCGATCACCTCAACGTTGTAGGCAACGTCGGGGTAAGGCCCCAAAAGGATGTTATTGTAAGTTTCGCCGCCAGTGGCAAGGTCGCCGCCGTACATGGCAAAGACCTTTGGCTGCCCCCTGCTGCCAGAGGCGGAAGATCCGTAAACGTTTTGCAAATACTCTTTTGTAGATGGCAAAAGCGGGTATGTGACGCCGGCCACGCTGAGCGTAACCGTTTGCACAGTGACGAAATCATATGCGCCAAGCTGCAACTGATTGTTCCCAATCGTCAGGGTGTAAGGCCGTGACGTCTGGGACGGAAGCAGGTCCAAATCGCGCTGGATGCGGAGTTCCGCATAATTGAGCATCTGGGGGATTATGGCGTTGAATTCGGCATCAACCCCAACGACGACGCCAGAGGTAGTCTGCACGTTGACAACGGCCATGGTGGCGACCTGCGTCACATAACCGTTGTATGTAAGCGGTGTTGTCTGAGGAGTTGCTGGCATGGCGTCCTACTGCAATAAAGTGACCGCTGCGTTCTACCAAATACGGAAGCAATGTTCTAGTGCTGGTGATTAATCAGCTTTTTCGCTCATAAGCCTGAGGTTTTCAATCAATCTTCCATCGTCAGGGGCGTGGTTAAGGGCCAGCTTGCACTGCTCAATCGCGGCCTCCCTCATGCCAAGGTTCCAAGCCGCAATGCTGGCGTAATCGTGGGGCTTTGACCCCCACACCTCTGGGTCAACCGTGTACACCAGTTCGCGGTCTTTGATTGCCAATGCTGACAGCGCTGCGCCATAGCACTCAGCCCATAGGTGTCTATCATATGCCAGCTTGGCAATCTCAACCCAAGGTTCGCGGGTGTTGGGCGCTTCCACCATGCCCATGCGCGCAGCCCTCATAGCGTTATCCCAATCGCCAAGTTCTGAATGGCAACGCGACATCACCCTGTACGCATAGCAGCGCTCATTCACCCAGTTGGCACCGGGCAGGGCAAGGTACCGGTTGCATTCGTCAATGGCCTTCTGCCACTGCCCGTGGAACGACAATTCGCGGGCGTAGTAGAATGCGTTGCGCGGATCGTGAGGATCCTCTTGGACCGACATCTCCAGCAAGGGCAGATACTGCCCACGGCTTTTTGTTGGGTCTGGCTTATGAATAACCAGCAGCATGTCTGTTTGGGCGTACTTTTCATCAATCAGGTACGGGACGGGGTATTCGTGGCACGGGTGAACCCAGCGATAGCCGTGGCGGGCGTGGATCTTTTCATAGAAGAACGCGATCCCAGCGCCCCAATCAAACTTGTAGCGCAGGCGGGTGGTGCCCTCTTCCCAGACGCGCTCTATCTCTTCACGCCATCCCGGCTGAAGCTCTTCGTCCAAGTCCAAGCTGACGCAGACGTCAATGTCCTTAGGGATCAAAGCCAAGGCGGCATTGCGGGCGTTGTCAAAGCGCCAAGGAGTGATGTTGATCTCGACCACCTTGGCCTTGTGCTTTTTGGCAAGCTTGACGGTGCCGTCAGTTGAACCAGTGTCCGCGATCAGGATCAGATCTGCGTCCTTGGCTGACTTGCAAAAGCGCTCGACAAACATTTCCTCATTTTTAGAGATGGCATAGACGCATATTTTCATTGAACATATAACCTATAAAATAATGATTACCTTGGCTAGACCCGGCTGATGAGTTGCTCGACCATGGGGTCTCCTTACATGTTCACGCCGGTTGTGCCGTTGGATGCGGCGGAGCCAGAATACGACGCCACTGTAGCTGCCCCGCCTGCTGCTACCACACAACCTGAGTAGGTGTATTTATTGCGAGTGGTGGGAGCGCCAAGCCCTAACGCAAAGATACCGACAGTGCTGTTGCCAGCAGCGGAGCTTAAACGCGAAGCCACCGTGGCCGCGCCCCCTGCGCTGACTACGCAGCCGGAATATGTGTACTTGTTGCGGGTGGTGAGCGCGCCGGAACAACAATTATAACCCAACGCAAAAATGCCAACCGTGCTGTTGCCAGCGGCAGAACCTTGCAAAGATGCCGTCGTAGCTGCGCCGCCTGCGCTGACGACGCATCCTGAGTAAGTGTATTTATTGCGGGTGGTGGAACCGGCAGCAGATACATTTCCAAGCGCAAAGATGCCAACCGTGCTATTACCGGCAGCGGAGCCGTTTTGAGACGCCGCAGTGGCCGCGCCACCTGCGCTGACGACATCTCCAGAGTATGTGTATTTATCGCGGGTGGTGACGGAAGTGCCGCCCGTTATGCTCCCCAGCGCAAAGATACCTACTGTGCTGTTACCTGCGGCCGAGCCACCAAGTGACGCCGTTGTAGCGGCCCCACCTGCGCTGACGACACAGCCTGAGTATGTGTACTTGTCGCGGGTGGTGACGCGCACGGTAGTGAACCCCAGCGCAAATATGCCGACTGTGCTATTACCGGCAGCGGAACCGGAATTTGATGCCGTTGTGGCAGCGCCGCCTGCGCTGACGACGCAGCCGGAATATGTGTACTTGTTGCGGGTGGTGAGCGCGCCGGAACAACAATTATAACCCAACGCAAATATCGCAAACGTACCCGTCTCAATGTTCCCCGCAATCGGCCACAGCCCCTGCTTCGTCCAGAAGGCCGCCTCGGCAAGCGTCCACACGCCGGGAGCCGCGCCGTTCTGGAACGGGCCAGCGGGC